CCGAGTCCGGCTGCTCGGCGCCCTTGTCGTTGATCTTTCTCGGGTCGCAGTCCAGTATGATGTCCAACTTATCAAGCAAGTCATTCATCCGCTTGATTTCTTGCAACTGCTTCTCGGGATCGTAGCCGTTCTGAACGATTGCTTCGGAGAGCGTCAGCGTGCCAGTGCGGATACGCTTCAATTCTGCCATGGCATCCTTCAGCGGATCTACGGATTCAAACTTTGGAGCCGTCCACTGGACACCATAGTTAGCTTCTGGGATTTTCCCGATAAGCACTAGCGTGTCGATGAACCTACGCCACGTTGGCCGGCAATACATCGGAATCAGCGTCAACCACCGGAAAGACTCGATAGCGTTACGGAATCCAAGCATTCCAGCACGATAGGATGAGTAGTTGACGTTTGACAAATCGCCGGACAGTAACTCGTAGGGGACATCGATACCAGCGCCGATGCCCTGCAATTCGGTCATCAGATACTCGCGGTATCCGCCCGTGGCACCGGGAGTGTTGAATTTGATATCCTCCCCAGGCTTTAGGTATTCGATCATTCCGGGATACATGCGCTCTAGCGTATTCCCAGTTTTCGGATCGGTGGACTTAGCGCCGAGCGGTAGTCCTCCTGGACCTTCGGGTCGCGTCACGATTCCAGCAAGACACGCCTCCGTCTTTTTTCGCAGTCGCTCTGCATCGCGGTAGTCATCCAGATCCCTCAACGCGAGCATCACAGGAGCCAACCACGGAGTACCGCGCACCTGGCCGGGTCGCTGGATGTTATACGTGTGCATCACTTGGTCAGCAGATACCGGCTGACTGAGAATGCCACCGCGCGGGTTCAGCATGTACACGCCGCCCGGATGGTAGTTGTAAAGCCAGTACGCCTCCCGCTGACCGATCATGTTAAATTGGACACCCTGTACGATATGCCCAGTGGCGATACCCATCGTTCTGGACATATCGAGGTAGTCCGCCTCTAACACCTGCAACTGGAGAGGCACACGCAAGTTATCCTTAGGAAGTCGCGAGCGAAAGCGCACAATCCCATCTCCGCTCTCGGCTGTAGTCCGCACGATGAGCGACTCCATCCCGTAAAAGTCAATCTGTCCGCCAGGGTCGCAGTTCTCCGCAAAAAAGAGCCATTCCTCGTCAATGATTTTGTCTAGTTCAGGGTACCCAGTCTTAGCTTGCGGAACAATTCCTGTACCAACCGTGTTGCCAACTAGCTCAGCGATCGCCTTGGATGCATACGGGTTGTTGCGGAGCAGATCACGGGACCGATTGCGAAGATTGAACAGTGACGCACCCACCTCGGTATTGGCATCGCCACCTGCGGCAATCCACCCATCCGTCCTTCGGCCGGACTTAGCGCCGTCATAGGCAAACATCTCAGCCGCGGCTCGGAACCGTTCTCGGCGATATTGCCACTCAGGCGATACGTAACCGATTAATTTGTCGAGTGCGTTCATTAATCCCTGCTGTGGACTGCCAGACTGAAAGATGACTGCGGCTTACCGGATGTCTCGGCAATAAGCGTATCTAGATCTCCTAGCGCTTTTTGCATAGCCTCAACACCGTTGTACTCAATGGATCGATCCGCGAATTGTACTCGTCGCGTTCCGCTGAACATTGCCCGCTGTAGGGCGTCGCGCATGGTTTGTAACTCTGTCAGATCAATCATTTGAACCATTCACCTCGACCGCTACCCCAGTAATCATTGTCAGAAGGCTTATTGCGTTTCGGTACATTCGGCAGTGTGGCGGGCTGCTGCGACCCAGTAATGCGGCTCTCTAACTCAATCCACTCCTCATCGCCAAACCTGCTTACCCCGCATAACTCAGCCATTGCCCGGTTGTACCCGTGCAAGTCAAGTGGCTCGTTCCTGGGGTGATCCTTGCGCCATTCCTGCTTTCCGCTTGCCGTCGTTACTCTCGACTCAGCGCACAGCCCTTGAAAATACGCGGCCTCGTATCTTGGGAAGTGGCAATAACCGGGAGAGAACGGTTCATCGCCGATAGGAGGCCGCTGGGAGTGAAACAATGAATACGCTTCAGACTTCAGCGCCGAACTGCCAACCGTTACAATCCGTAAACCTTCGCGCTTCTGCGCAGCGTCAACCGAACTGAACCCCTCAATGATCTTGTCCCACGAGTGACCGCCCTTAATCGGTATCACCGTACCGTAAGCGTGGATTGCGGCACCAGCAGGCCCGTAGGCTGGTTGCGGGAAGCGTCTACAGAAGTCATAGACGGGCTCGGCATTATGCCCCGTGTCAATCCCACAAGCCATTACACGGAGCGTGCCACCACCTTCTACGGGCCAATCTCGTCCCAATATCTCGGCCAACTGCGAATCTTGCGACCAGTAACCGGAATCCGCCGTCGAACAGACGAATTCACGACCGAGGGAATCCTTTTGCCGCAACTCGATCACGGCGTAGAATACAGACCAGTTCTCTTTACCGCGGCCCCAGGCTTTAACTTCCACCTCTAAGCGCTTGTCCTGGACGTCTACTGATGCCGTTAGGAATAGGCCACCGCGAGGTACTACTCCGTTGGGCTCGCCCTGGGCACGCTCGTACAATAACTTCCAGTCGGGGGATTCGCCACGATCAACCCAGTCTTCCGCTAAGTTCGTATTAATGAATACCTTTAACTCGTTGACGTCTCCGGATGTGTCAATCTCCATCCAGTTCCGAACCATCTTCGAGAGCTTCTTGGGCGAGTAAAGATGACTGATCCAAAACCCGGCAGTACCGCGAAACGGCTTATCGTTCTTCCATGTCGCCAGATCCGCTGCCTTCCATCGCTGAACATCATTCCATCGCGCCTCGCACTTCTCGCATAAGTACTGGGCTGTTTCTGGCCTATCCTCTAGTGCGACTTCCTTGCTCCACCAGACTTGCCCCCAACGAAGCACTTGCAAATGCCCACAGTCGTAGCAGGCAGCCCACGGCCTCCGCTGGTCGCTCGTTTCGTACTGCCTGGAGATAGGAGCATCCGGCGTCGTAGGCGAGCACGTGTAAATCAACTTCGCGCGAGTTCCGAACCGAAACACTCGCTCTTCTGCCAGCCGGAGGAATGAACCCTCATCCCCGACAGATCGCGGGTACTTGTTCACCTCGTCCGCAAAGAAATACTGAATCGTGCGCCTGGCTGCGTTGCCAGGAACCATCGCGCCCACCAGCGTCAGACTCCCACCAGGGAACTGCTTGTACGTGATGGTATTTAGCGGCCCCTTCTTATCCTCAATCCGCCCCCGCAGGATCGGATTGTCCCGGATCATTGGTCCCAATCTTTCCTTCGAAAACGTCTCCGCATCGGGATCTTTCGGCTGGGAAAGAAGGACCGGACCAGGAACCTCAGCAATCACATAGGCGAGCGATGCCTGAATAAAAAGCGTCTTTACTAACTGCGTCCCAACCTTGAGGACGATCTTTTGAATCCTCGGATCGGTGAAGCTATCGAAAATCTCCCGCTGCCACCCATATAACTGGATGGTCCCAGTTGTTGCCGAGTAGTCAGACGAAAGATGGAAGTTCTTCTCTGCCCATTGCGACAGTGGCAACCTGTCCTGCGGCCTCCACAATCCGGACCACTGCTCCACCAAGTCGCTTGTCATTTATCGGATTCGGACCGGTACGCTGCCAACTGCTCAAATGTTTGCTTTAGCCGGCGGGTGATCATCTCTTCGCAAACAATTGGATCCGACTCTTGCGCCAATCTGTCCCGCAACTCCTGCGCTATCCTCATTGCCTCATCGCGAGCCTTGATAATCATTCCCGCGATGTACGCATTGATAGGCGCAAGCTCAACCAGTTCCCCTCTCCGTTCCGCAAGGTCGAGCTTCTCTTTCTCTACCCGTATCCACTCCTTTTGGCGTTGGGCCTCCAGAAAGGAAACGTCGCCATCTTCCGAGAGTGGAGCTGAGGCCTCCCGATCAATCGGCGCCAGGACCGTCTCGGCGCGATCAACCTTGGACTGTACCTTCCGTGCCGGCTTCTTTACCTGTTGCTTGCG